AAGCCATTCAATGCATGGGGAGCGACAGACCTGACTCCATGCATCTATGCGAAATACATAGTAGACCGGATAATGAGTGAAGCCGGATACACCTACACTTCCGATTCATTCTTCAATTCCGATGAGTTCAAAGACCGGGTAGTTCCATTCACGAAGCAGCCGGAGATATCGGAAGCTACCTTGACAACATTCGCACTCAGGGCGCGGAGGAGCAGCAATGCAACAGTGGCTGTCGGTGGCACAGTCATCTTCAATGATGACAGCAGCACAGGCTATTATGACAATGGGAGCAATTACAGCACAGCCAATGGCAAGTATAGCATCCCCAACAGCGGAGTAGAATTCTCGGCCAAGTATGACCTGGATGTCAGTGTGACCGGATTGAGCGATATCACATACACTGTCCTTGCCATAGACTTCCAGGTATTGGTGGCAGGAAGGCAGCGCGGATTCTTCACGGCATTCGCACAGAATCAGCCGGTGACCGGTGCTAACTTCGATATCAATTCATTCATCTACCTTGGCACAGCGGCATCAGGATCTGAAATACAGCTCATTGTCAAGAATGTATACGATTTCAGCAACAGTATAGCATCTACAATTCCAGACCCATTCACGGTAACAGTCAAGACCAATAGCATAGTAGAGATTGAAGGGCTGCAATCGGTGACCGGTGTTGGAATGACATTGGATTTCAACAGCCTATTTAGCGCAAGTGAGGTCACTCAAGACCGATTCATCTCCGATCTGATCAAGATGGATAATCTCTTCATTGAGCCGACCGATCTCACAGGACAGCTATACATTGCCCCATACTCGGAATTCTACAGGACTGATGTAGTGCATGATTTGACTACATTGATTGACCGGTCGCAGCCAATGGAGATTATTCCCATGGGAGAATTGGATGGCAATCCGTACATCTTCACAATGACTCAAGGAAAGGACATTGATTCTGAAGACTATGCGAAAGCGACCGGCAAGGTATATGGAGAGACCAGGATAATCGTAGACAATGAATTCATCACTCAGGAGCGCAAGATTGAAACCAAGATTGCATCTACACCATACATCCATGCCGGAGGTCAATACCTGATTGCATCGATGGCATCGGAAGACAAGACAGCCGGAGAAATCAGGATGCTCTATTGGAGCGGGAAAATCACCAATGTGAAGTGGACATTGGCCGACTATGTGTTTACATCGCCATATTCTACACACAATCCAGAACTGATTGAGAATGGATATCCTCATGCAGGCCATCTGGATGACCCATTTAGCCCGACCAGAGACTTGAACTTCGGAATGCCGCAATACATCAATCTTCCGGCAGGCATCACATACACGAATAACAATCTCTATAATCGGAATTGGAGGAAATACATCAATGAGATCACCGACCGGAATAGCAAGATAGTGCGATGCATGGTCTATGTCACTCCGGCACAATGGGCTAAATGGTCATTCCGTGACCTATACTTTTTTGATGGGCAGTATTTCAGGCTGAATAAAATCACAGACTACCCGGTCGGAGGTTCTGAATTGGTGCAATGTGAGTTCCTGAAGCTGAAGACAGGCAGTCAATTCACGGCACAGACCGGCAAGACCGGTGGTGGATGGGACGCGAAAGACGATAACAATGACAGATGGCCTGATCTCCGGAATGGGTTTGACAAGCCTTCCAAGGAGTTTGCGACAGGATCGCAGACCGGCAGCAATTCACGGAACTTTCGCGGAGTAGAGAATTTGCTCAAGGGGATTGGCGATTATACTCAGGCAGACCTTGGCACACCATCATCAGGAGACAATTTCCGCGTAGCTATCCAATGGGATGGCGCGGATTGGAACATCAATCTTATTCAAGAAATCTAATGGCAAAGAAGATAGTTACCCCTGTTGAGGTGCAAGCCTCTGTAAAGGGAGATGAAAGTGTAAAGTCGCTACGAGATACGCTCAAGGAAGCGCAGCAGGAGGCGGACAAACTTGCGAAAGAGTTAGGCAAAGATTCAGATGCTTACAAAAAGGCGGCTGAAAACGTAGCCAAACTAAAAACAGAGATTAAGGATGGCAACATAAAGACGCAGCTCAAAGAAGCTCAGTTTGAGGCTATCCGCCTTGCTCAGGCTTTGGGCCAGACCAGCCCCGAAGCACTAAAAGCGGCTGGACGCGTTGCGGAACTACGCGATCAGATGGATGATTTCAACGCCACGGTTAAGGGCTTGCATCCTGACCGCTTCCAAAAGTTCGCGAACATCACGGCCACGCTGGCCAATGGATTCGCAGCGGCACAGGGAGCAGCGGCACTTCTCGGAAGCGAATCGGAAGATCTTCAGAAGCAGATGGTCAGAGTGCAGGGCGCAATGGCATTCGCTCAGGGGATTGCAGGGCTGAAGGATCTCAAGTTCCAATTGGGCGATATCCCCAAGACCATCTATTCCAAGGTAGTACCGGCATTCACCACAGCAGCCGGAGCAGCCAGAGCCATCGGCACAGCACTCGGAATCGGAGTCATCATTGCCGGTGTGACTGCTCTTGTGGCAGTGTTCAAGAATCTTGATCTGTCCATTGATGGCGTAGCGAAAAAAGACAAGGACTTGCTGAAGAGTCAGGAGGCAAGGCTGAAGGCATCCAAAGACAATGTAGATGCTCTGGATGCTCAGGACAATATCCTCAAGCTACAGGGGAAATCGGAGCGCGATATTCTCAATCTGAAGATTGCAGCACTACAGACAGCAATTGACAATCAGAAGGCAGTCATTGCTACATCCAAGGCACAATCGACATCACAGATAGCCGCAGCACAGAGGAACAAGGACATTCTCTTGGGCATATTGAATTTCATCAATGCGCCAACCAGACTTATTCTTGATACAATTGACCTTATTGCGGAAAAACTCGGATACGACACAGGGCTTGGCAAAACATTCCAAGGGTTATTGGACAGCACAGCCAATCTTGTCTTCGATCCAGAAGAGACAAAGAGGGAAGCTGCGGAGAATGAGAAGGCCATGAATGATGAATTGGTCTCCATGCAGAATACTGTGGCCGGTCACAAATTGGCCATAAAACAGATGGACAAGCAGGCTGCGGATGAAAGAGTCAAGGCAGCACAGGAGGAAACGCAACGGCTGAAGGAGGAGGAAGAGAAGCGAGTTAAGAATGCAGCCGATGCAGCCAAGCAGAAACTTGACGATGAAAAGGCAGCAGCGGAGGAAGCAGCGAGGCAGCAGAAGCTATTGGATGATGCGGATGCGCGATTGGAGAAAGAGCGTCTGGAGGAAGAGAAGCGCAGGCAGGATGTCATTGACCAATTTGAAAAGGGCAGGCAGATGGCGGCTGAGACTCGTCTTGCCAATGAGCGGAAGATGCTTCAGGCACAGGCAGAGTTCAAGAAGACTCTGGAAGAGAATGTAGTTTCTTCCCTGAATGCCATCGCGGATATCGCAGGGCAAAACTCCAAGACAGCGAAGGCAATTGCACTCGCACAGATCGCATACGATACCGGCACAGGATTGATGGCTGCATTGAAGAATACGCAATCTACCACATCTGTAGACAACCAGGTGACCGGTGGTCTTGCCGGTCTCGCGAAGTTCGCGGCCATCTCTGCTGTGATACTGACCAATTCAGCCAGGGCCATCCGCATCGTGAAATCCGGCAATCCGGCAGGAGGCGGCAATGTTCCTGCTCCATCACCAGGCAGAGGTGTTCCACAATTGCAGAGCGCGGCAAGTTCATTGGGTGGAGGGACTCAGTTCGCAGGGCAATTCGATAACAGAGTCTATGTGACTGAGGGTGACATCACCAATACACAGCGCAGAGTCAGGCAGAATAGAGGAGTTTCAGTGATATGAATGGCAAACTGACAGCCCTACAGCGGCAGGCACTCAATCGGATGGGCAAGGCTGAGATAGAGCAGCCCACATTCACCGGAGACCTTCTGTCTGACCTGGTAGATGGGTGGTCCAAATACACTACCAAGAGACTTGAGACAAGCCTTCTCAATTCCAAGATGCCAGGCAATCCGACATCCGGTCGGGCGAGTAAGAGCCTGTATCAATCATTGGCTGCTGTGCCTGTGGTGAAGAGAGGAGACATTGTCATCGGAAGAATACAGGCTGCTGAACACTACCAATGGGTAGATGGTGACAGGAAGAAGACTCGCAACAGCGGAGATGGGGAAGTGGTGAGGGCATTATCAGGCCCAACCGGATGGATATCGCAGAAAGGCATATCCGTAGATGATCAGCCAGGCAAGACCCGGGCAGAGAAGAACTTGTCTCTCGCCAAGGCAATCGCCAGGAAGATTCACACAAGGGGATACAAGGGGAATAAGTTCTTCTCCAAGATTATCAACGACGATACCTTCAATGAATTCAGTGAGTATCTCGGAAGGGCAATGGGGCAGAAGATTGCCATCTCTTTTGAGGCCATGATTACCGAACAAAAACGAAAGTGATACATTACTAATGATGGCAGAGCCAATATACTATTTGGAAATTGAGGATGGCGATGGCCTGACTCAGGTTAGCCTGGTGCAATCTCCGGCAATAGAAGAAGACTTCCATTTCTTCAGCAAAGAAGAATTCGTAGAGCCGCGACCAGGTGAGGAAGAATCCGAATTCATCGGCCGGTGCATTCCGGCACTCCTGGAAGAAGGTAAGGAGCAGGAGCAAGCAGCGGCCATCTGCTACAGCTATTGGGAGAAGAGGAACTTCGAATCATACTCAGACTACCCGGAGGCAGCCAAGGCGAATGCAGAGCGCGGCATCCGATTGAATGAGGCGATAGGGAACAAGTGCGCTACATTGGTCGGGAAAAATCGGGCCCAACAGATTGCATCTGGTGAAGCCTTGAGCGAGGACACAATCAAGAGAACTTACAGCTATTTGTCCAGGGCCCAAGAGTATTATAATCCGGAAGACGATGAAGCCTGTGGCACTATCTCCTATCTATTGTGGGGAGGAGAAGAAATGCTCCGATGGTCTGAATC